AAAAAGCAGATTTTAAAAGAAAGATAAGAGGAACTAAATTTACTGGAGCTGCTGAGTTTAAAGCTAAACCAGGATTAAAAAGAAGATTGATTGTAGGAATTGAAAAAGGTAGAAGAGTTAAGAAGAAACTTAGAAAACCAATTATTTATGGAAAAGCATTTGCATCTGATAAAAAAGGTAAAACACTACAGATACAACCACTTACGTATAAACAAAGAAGACTTATGAAAAAAGAAATGGCTGAGTCAGCAAAAAATTTATACAAAAAAATGTTTTTAAGTAAAAAAAGAAGTAAAGGTGGAATGAATATAGTTAAAAAAGTAAAAACAAAATTAGAAAAAGCATCTGCAGCACATGCAGGTCAAGCAAAAGCACTTGGTAAAGTTATTGATAAGAAAAAATTATTATTAGGTGGTTTACTTACTAAGGGCATAAAATCGGCTGCTAAAAAATACTTTAAGACTGGTAATAAAACTCAAGAGATAGTTAAAAAAAGTAAGGTATCAAGAAAAGTTGCAAAGGAGGACGTTAAATCAGGTATTAGATATGTACTTAGAAATAGACTCAGTGACCAACATAGGGCTTTCAAAAAAGATGAATCAAATTTTTTAATTAGACGTAAAAAATTGATGACAATACGAAACCTAACTAAATTAAAATAATGGGTGGTTTAAGAAAAAAAGAATTGAGAACTGATAAAGATCTCACTCCAAAACAAAAAATGTTTGTTGAGATAATGGTGCAAGATCATGGTCAGATAACTCAGGCTGAAGCATTAAAACGTGCAGGCTATGAATGTAAGGATATAAATAGTGCTAGGTCAACTGCATCACAACTCTTAAACAGAAGAATTAATCCTCATGTTGCAAAATATTACGACAAGAGATTTGAACAAGAAGTAAAAAAATACGAGAGTGACAACCTAAGACGTTACAAAAGATTTGAAAGATTATCTGATAAAGCTGAAAAAAAAGATCAGTTTGCTGCTGCCATAAATGCAGAGTACAGATCAGGTCAATTAGCAGGAGCTTTCATAGATCGAAAAGAAGTACGAGTAACTGGTTTGGAGGGAATGTCACGTGAGGAACTTGAAAGTAAACTTAAAGAACTCTCAGAAAAAATCGATGGTCATAATGCAAAAACCATTGAGTCTGAAGCGACAGTTATTTCTGAAAAGAGCTAGCTGGTCTGTGTGGATTAAGGAGTTTAACAAAGTGCACAATCCTACGATGTTCACTTCTGTAGGTATTGTAGAGGTAAATATACATGAGAAAAAAAATAGCCGTACCAAAAAAAATAAAAAACCAAATCGATAAATTTCCTATGGTTGCTGTTGAATGGTACGATATCGTATCTAACAGCTCATGGTCTACTTTTGATGAGGTTAAGAAAGCAAAACTAGCTACATGTATTACTAAAGGACATTTGTTTAGCCAATCAAAAGGTGTTACAAGATTGTTTGGTGATTACTCATTTGCTGATAATGGTATTGATATTGAAAGTATTGGTAACACTACTATTATTCCTAACTCAGTAATTAAGGATATTAAAAAATTAAGTTAATTAATGACAGTAAAAGCACAAGAATCTAGACTATGGCAAAAAGTTAAAAACAACTTAACTAACTTTTATTTAACACGCATAGAATCTAGTACAATCAATGGTATTCCTGATATTCATGCAGCTAATCATGATCATGTTTTTTGGATTGAACTTAAATCTGATGAGTTTAATTATCCTAAACTTAATAAGTGGCAAATAGTGTGGATTAATAAATATATCAAGGCTGGCGGTAAGGTAATTATCTTGAAAGAGACCCTCTCGAAGAGGTCTCTTAAACTGTACAGACCGGTGTCCAGTTTCACTGATCCTCGCACCCTCGTCTCGTTTGCCTCGTTCTCGTTCCCGTTACAATGGCCAACCATCCAGCGGGACCTGCAGACGGAGCTGGGAGCTGCTGCGTGATCTCGTTCTCGTTGACAAACCTCGCTCGTTCTCGTTCAAAGGACACCGAATGGGCCCGTCCTGCAGCTGGATCTGGCATCCTTCTCCAGATGGAAGCTCGTTGTCGTTCCCTGCCCCTCGTTTTTTTTCACTCTTTGTTAGTTACGGGGGGCTGGGAAAGGCAGCGCAGCCAGTACACTTCGTGTTGACAGTTGTCCCACGATGTCGTATCGTTGGTAAACAAAGGAGAACAAATGGCAGTTGATTTCGAAGCACTGGATCTCGTTCGAGGCGAGAACAAATCTCGTTTACACCAAAGTAGAGTTGGGGAGCTCACGCAGCAGAATAAGTTGCTACGGCAACTGGTAGCTGATGCTGTAAGGGAACTACCCGAAGAAAAGAAATGGTCTTTCAAAGCTCGATTAGAAAAGATATAATACGCCTGCGTAGCAGGGATACACTGACAACCTGCTGCGCCAGCATAAAATAGAGCTTGACATATATCCCATCATATCTTATGTAAGAGCTGCGGGTGGGCATTCTAGTGCACGACTGGTCCACCCAAATTAACAAAGGAGAGAAAATGAAGACAATCAAGATACATGTGAAGGCCGGCGTGGTTACAGATGTGATCATACCAGAAACACTCAAGTCAGAACTTAATTACGAAATCATCGACCATGATATACAAGAAGCAGAAGAGGAGGATGATGGTGCCGCAGCTCGTGCTGCGGACAAACCTGAACCAGGCAAAGTATACGCACTTACCGGTGGCCCTGGATCACGATGCATTGCTAACGGTTACTCTTGGAAGGCCAGTGTCGTTGAGGAGAACAACTAATGTTCTCGTCTCGTTTAGAGGACAGCTGGCACCGCTTCCTGATGCTGGTGACAGCACGGGGAGCACGCTGATGGTACTCCTAACTATATATCTGTTGTTGCTAATACTATTCCCAGACGCTATGTTGTTTACCACTGGTATCCTAATTCTCGCCCTCGCCTCAGTGTTCTAGATTCTCGCTCGTTTGACTAACAACTGGCAGGGATCTCCAGCACCAGATGACTGGCACGGATCTCCAGCTTCCTAGCGTGAATAAGAGTTGTTCTAGTTTAGAATGATTCTAAAAGAAAGTTGTTGCATTGATTAATGGGATTTGATAAGACGAGGGTTAAACTTTAACAAAGGAGTTATAATGGGACTAGATATGTATGCCTTCCGACATAAGGGCGAAAGGATAGACCAGAAAACAAATAGAGACAAGTTACAGGGAACTGAAAGAGAACCAATACAGTTTGCCGATTGGCGAAAGCATAACCGACTTCAGGGATTTATGCAGGAGATATATGATAAACAAAACCCTGATAGTTTAAAAAAAGAATGGAACGATTTTAATTGCGTTCCTCTCTATCTATCTCGCGAAGATTTAGACAACTTAGAAGAGGCGATACGATCTCGAACGTTGCCAGAGACAGGTGGGTTTTTTTATGGTCAAGACAGCTACACTTGGGAAGGTGAGCAGGAAGATATGAAGGCAACTGATTTAAAGTTTGTCGCTGACGCAAAGAAATATCTTAACGAAGGATTTGAGGTGTTCTATGAGTGTTGGTGGTAAGAAGAATAAAGACGAGGCGACCAATGTCGCCTCGCTCGTTAAGGCTAAGCGTGAGCGTCGCGCTCGTATTCATCAAGAGTTGGCAACCCAGCAGATGAAGGACTTGGTGCAGGGACTGGAAAAACTTTTCGGAAAACAAAAACCAATACAACTAGAGGTAGAACCAAATGTTATTAATATTAATGATAGACTTAATAAAAAGGATAAAAAAAAGTTAAATTAATGCTTGTAATGGGAATTGATAAGATATAGAAAGATAGGGCAATTCATAAGAATTGTATAACTTAACAAAGAGGTCTTATGACACAAGCACAAAAAAGACTAAAGGTAGAAGAAAAAAAAATCGTTCTATCTTATGTTCAACTAAAGCTAAAAGCAAATAGACTAAGTAAAGAGTTAGATACAATGAAACAAAACATTGTTGATTGCTTTGAGCGTACAAAACAAAACTTAATCATTGTACAAGATGACAATGGCAACAGTTTTGGATTACAAAAAATAAATCGTAAGAGAAAAAAGTTTGAGACAGCAAACTTTAAAATGGCTCACAACGATTTGTATAACAAGTTCACTACTGAATTAGAATATTCAGAGTACAAAGCAATAGGGGATAACAATGCCCAATAATGATTTGATTAATATTGCTAATGTATTAAGTGAGAAGTTAAACTCTAATACTCCCACGTCATTATCAGATATGGTTATTGATAATGGTGAGAAGAAACAACTCAACTATGAGATCATGTTTCAACTGTTAATGGGTGAATGTGAAAAACATATATTAGAGAATGTAGGCAATCCAATCATTGACGAGTTCAAGGATAATGTATTAAAGAAATTTAGTACATTGGTACAGGCATTACATACTAAAGAATAATTAATTATGAAACCAATGGCGCGTTCGCGCCATTGGTGTATCTACGCTACACAAGGCTCAACTAATCTATCAAACCGAAACAGTTAATTACCATCAGAAATTCGCGCTCTAGGGCTAGTGCAAAACCGACAAAGAGGTTTACAAAGTAGGATATACAAATATACTAGGGTCCCAAACGGTATGAATATAGAGCATCTATCAGAAGAAGAATTAAAAGACTTGATTTTTAAAAAGCAATTAGAGTGGATCAAGTTATGCCAGGATGATTTTTTAATTTTTGCAACTGCAGTTTGGCAAGATTTTATTTATCGTAAGACAAAGGACCCAAAGAGCTACGGGCATCATCAAATAATAGCTAATGCTTTTCAGGACATAGCTTTTGGTGATGAAAAGAGGCTCATCATCAATATGCCCCCTAGACATACAAAATCAGAATTTGCATCTTACCTTTTTCCGGCATGGATGATTGGTAGGAATCCTAAGATGAAAATTATGCAGGTATCACACAACGCAGAATTAGCTTCAAGGTTCGGTAGCAAAGTTCGGAACCTTATGAACTCACGGGAGTATAAACAAATTTTTGG